GTCGGACCCGGAGCTGCAAGCGCGCTTCGAGGAGGCGCTCGGCTCCATCGGGCCCTTCACGAGCAACGAGGGATGGATTCCCGGCGAGAACGCCTACCAGATCGCCTACTCGATCACGTGGCACCCGCATCGGGAGAACCAGTAACGAACAACCGAATAGGAGGCCATCATGGCTGCCAACACCAACAAGGTGCGCTTCGGCGCGTCTCACGTCATGTACGCCATCTACGACGAGGACCAGAAGAAGTACGGCGAGTGGGTGCCCATGGCCGGCGCCGTCCAGATCTCGTTCGAGCCGCAGGGCAACACGTCCACCTTCTATGCCGACAACGTGTCCTACTACACCTCCACGGGCGCCGCTTCCGACACCGGCAACCTGGAGATCGCCGACATGACCGACCAGGCCAAGATCGACCTGCTCGGCTATGAGCAGGACTCCGTGTCCGGCCTCATCATCGAGACCTCCAACGCCAAGCACAAGCCCTTCGCCATGGGCTACCAGGTCGAGGGCGACGGCAACACGATGCGCGGGATCAAGTACAACGTCACGCTCAACCGCCCGAGCCAGACCCACTCCACGACCACGGACTCCACCGAGCCCTCCACGCTAACGCTGGACTACACCTGCATCGGCCGCGACTTCACGGTGAACGACGAGGTCAAGAACGTGCTGGGCGCCTACACCACCGACGCGGGCGAGACGCACGAGGCCTTCGACAACTTCTTCAAGAAGGTCATCGAGCCGGGCAAGACCGCCAAGATGGCTTGAAGCGGACAGGGCGGAACCGACCCTGAGCCCAACCCCGAGTCCGGAACGGGCGACGGCGATGACTCGGGCGGCGGGACCGTCCAGCCGTAGGGGAGCGTCCCTATACCCAGCGCGCCGTCCTCTCTCGGGGGCGGCGCGTTGTCTTAGGGGCACTTCGGTGCCAGCCATGGGAGACGGGAGACTATCGTGGCGACAATCGACTTCGGGGCGGGGGAGCAGGAGTTCCGCTGCACCGCCCGCACGCTGACCATCTACGAGCAGGCGTTCTGCGCCGACCCGAACCCGCGCGTCACGGGCGACCTCATCGCCGACGTGCTGGGCAAGCAGCGCATCACCGACGAGTCCCTGGGCTTCAAGCTCGGGGACGACGGGACCATCTCGGAGATAATCCTCGACTTCACGGGCGACAACTGGAACGCCGAGCGCCGCGCCCTGTGGGCCATGCTCAAGACCCAGTGGGAGATAGACCGCAAGCACGGGCGCGACGGCAAGCCCGTGCCCTCGTACCGCGAGTGGGACGAGTCGCTCCTTGAGTCCGACATGGACATGCGGGCCGTGAGCAACGCGGTCGGCGAGGAGCTCAACAGGGGGTTGTTTCGATCCGGAGCCGCTGCCTCCGGACAAACCAGCGAAGAACGATAGGAAGCGGGACGAGCTGAAGTACACGAGCATCTGCAACGCGGCCCTCCAGCTCGGCATCACCAACGACGACATCGTCGAGATGCCCTGGGGCCAGCTCGTGCTCACGCTCCAGGCCCACGCCCGCTCCTACTCCGACACGAAGACAGAAGAGGTCCGCGAGGCGACGTGGGAAGAGATCCTCGCCTTCCACGGACACTAGCAGAATAGGGGTGCCGCATGGCCGAGTCGTACCGTGGTCTAACCATCCGAATCGGCGGCGACACCACCAGCTTGCAGAAGGCGCTGAAGACCGTCAATGCCGCCACGAGCGACACGGACAGCGCCCTGCGCAAGCTCTCTCAGGCGCTCAGGCTCGACCCCTCCAACGTGCAGGCCATGAACCTGCAAATGGGATACCTTGCCGACAAGGCCGTCAACGCGGGCATGAGGCTCGCCGAGCTGCGCAAGGCGTACGAGCAGACCGCCAACCGCGAGATACTGCTCGACGGGGACGACAGCCCGAGGAAGCTCTCCGAGATCGCCGAGGAGACCGAGAACGTCGCCATGAGGGCGGCCCATGCCCAGCACGAGTTCAACACGCTGACCGAGAGCCTCGCCCGCATGCACACGCGCATGACGGACCTCTCGAGCGCCGCGACGACGAAGGTGTCCGAAGGCTTCAGCGACGCATTCAAGAACCTGCCGACCGACAAGGACGGCAAGGGCCTGGAGGAGCTCGCGAAGAGGCTCAAGGAGATACCGGAAGCCATCAGGCCGTCATCGAAGGCCATCAACGAGTTCACGAACACATATGCCAGCCAGGTCAAGAAGTGGGAGAAGCTGAGCGACGATGCCAAGCAGAGCATCCAGAAGGCGTTCTCAAGGGACCTGACGAAGCTCATCAGCAGCGGCGCCACGACGTATTCTGACAAGGCCGGCAACACCGACTACGACAAGATCGCGGAAGACCTCGGGCAGATCAAGGACGTCCTTCAGCTCAGCGACGAGGAGGTCGCCGACTACCTCGTGGAGCTCCAGCGCCTGAAGGAGGCGTTCCCGGGCGCAAGCCAGGAGCTCAGCCTCGCCAAACTGCTCCAGCGCATGGAGGACCTGCGCAACGAGACCATCAAGGTCGAAGCGATGCTCAAGAGCACCTCGCAGCGCCTTGCGGACATGAAGGCCCCGTCGGACGTGGGCAAGTGGCTCACCGACTACAAGGCCAGCCTCGGCGTCCTGACCGACGAGTTCTCCAAGTTCCAGTCCTCCGTCTCCACCATGGGCTCGGTCCTGAAGGTGGACCCAACCAACACCCAAGCCGTCGCCGTCGCGCTGAAGTCCCTTTCTGACGCGAGCATGAACGTCGACGCGCGCATCGCCAACGTCAACGAGCAGCTGAGCAAGTTCGACGCGTCCAAGATCGAGGAGGCGTCCGACTATAGCATGACCGCAGCCCAGCAGCTCGACGAGGCGTCCAAGAGGGCCTCCGAGGCAGACGTCGCGTACGGCGAGGCCGCAGGCGCCGTCGAGCAGGCGAGGAACCAGCTCGACCAGATGGAGGACAGCGCGAGCAAGGCCGCGCTTGCCATCGCAAGGGGCGAGGAAGAGCAGCAGGAAGCGTCCGACGCCGACCTCGAGCGCGCGCGGGCGATCGTCGAGCTCACCAACAAGATGGCAGGGCTCGAAGAAGCCAAGAGGCGCGCCGTCGCAGACAAGGCCTCCGCAGACGCGGACCTTGAGGTGGCGAAGGAGCGTGCCGAGTACGAGGCCCTGACGCAGGAGCTTTACAAGCTCGTGGACCAGCAGAACAAGGTCTCCGAGTCCGCGCGCAAGATGGGCCAGGCGTACGCAGAGGCCCTTGGGAAGGCGTCCATCACCGACGTCATCAGCGACAGCGTCCAGCAGTCCATCGACGCCGTCGGCCGCGCGCTTGAGTCGGCCAGGTCACGCGCAGGCTCGTTCGGCTCCATCGCCAAGGTCGACCCCACCAACATCCAGTCAGCCCAGAAGTACCTCGACGCCCTCGCTGACTCAGAGAACGTCGCGAAGCTCAAGGTGGACGAGCTGTCCAAGGCCCTGTCCGACATCGACGCGAGCGGCCTCAGCAGGGTCAGGTCCGAGTTCGGCAACACGGACAACGCCGTCGCGCAGACCAAGCAGAGGGTCGCCGAGCTGTTCGTCGAGCTGGGCAAGAGCCGCTCCGACCTCGACATCGCCATCTCCGCCGAGGGCATGAACGACGTCAAGGAGGTCATCCTCGACCTGAACGAGGACCTTGGCGAGGGCATGCCGGAGTCGATCACGAAGGCCAGGAACGAGGTCGCGAGGCTTGAGCAGGCGTTCGACGAGGCCAAGGCCGCCGAGCAGGAGGCAGCCCGCCTGAACGCCTTCGAGGGCATGCAGGACAGCCTCGCGAAGACCAACTCCGAGCTCGACCAGATGGTCGTGCAGCGCGCCCAGGCCATCCGCGACCTCGTGTCCGACATGCAGCAGGCGTTCAGCGCCAACCTGTTCACGAGCGCGGGGGACGGCGCGTCCGTGTTCGACGCAACGCTGTCCCGCTGCCGGGAGACCATCTCCCGCGTCAACGCCGAGCTGGCCCAGAGCCCCGGCAACGTCGACCTCATCGCCGAGCGCGAGCAGGCCGTCGCAGAGGCCACCGACGCGCTGCGTGCCAAGGCCGAGCTGCTGAACGACACGCTCGGCGGCATGGACGCGTCCGCCATGGACGAGGTCGTGTCCCGCTACGGCTCCGTCGAGGAGGCCGTCCGGGAGACCGCCATAACCGCCGCCAGCGCCCGCCAGCAGCTCGCAGACTTCGACTCTGAGATAGAGGCCCTTGCCCAAGGCGGCGAGGGCTGGGACTGGGTCGAGTCGTTCAAGGCCCTCAAGCTCGACGTGGAGGGCGTGAGCGAGCCCGTCCGCGAGCTCTACGAGCGCTACGTGCAGCTCGTGCAGGCGGCAGAGCAGTCCGACATGGACGCCGCGATGGCTTCCGCCGCGCAGGAGGTCGCCCACCTGAAGTCTGAGGCGGCAGAGGCACGCGCCGCGCTGCTTGAGATGGCCCGCACGAACGTCGGCGACGAGATACGCGAGAGCCTCGAGACGGCCATCGGCGAGATGTCCAGCTCCATCCAGAACCTCGCGTCCGCGTTCGACACGCTCAAGGGCCACATGGGCAGCTACGGCGAGCTGCTGAAGTTCGACCCCGGCAACGCCGAGGCCATGTCGGGCTACCTCCAGAGCATCGCGTCGGCAGAGCGCGTGGCGACGCTTGAGATGCAGAACATCAGCCAGGCGCTGTCCGAGCTGGACACGTCGCGCCTTGAGGAGTTCCGAGCCGACTTCGACACGGCCGGCCTCGCCGTCAAGGAAATCTCCGACGTCATGAACTCAACCCTCATCCCTGCGGTCGAGGACGCGCGCGCCGAGCTGAGCTCCGCCATCTCCGCAGAGGGGCTTGAGGAGTACCGAGACGCCATCATGGCCGTCGGCGAGGACGTCGGCGTCGAGCTGCCCGAGAACGTCGCGAGGCTTCGCGAAAGCCTCGCCGAGGCCACGCGCTCCTTCGAGGAGATGAAGGAGACGGCGAAGGCGGCCGCAGAGGCCGAGAAGGTCGAGGAGCTGCGTGCAAAGCTCGCAGGCGTCGCGGCTGAGCTCGGGAACCTCACCAAGGCCCGCATGGACGCCGCGAACGGCCTTGGCGAGTCCTTGCAGAAGACCGCCAGCGCCACCATGTTCTCTGGTGTGAACGCGCAGCTCAAGACGTTCGACGACACGTTCAAGCGCGCCAAGAGCACTATCGACAGCGTCAACAAAGCGCTTGAGCAGAGCCCGAGGAACGTGGACCTACTGGCTCAGAAGGAGAAGGCCGTCGAGACCGCCACCTCCGCGCTCGACGAGAAGACGAAGCTCCTGAAGAACACCCTGGACAGCATTGACGCCAAGGGCATCGACGCTGTCGTCGAGAAGTACAAAGGTGTTGAGCAGGCCATGCTCGGCACCCAGCAGCGCGTCGCCACGACGCAGAAGGACCTCGCGGCCTTCAACACGCAGATCAGCGCCCTTGCGTCGAAGCTCGGCGATGCCAGCTGGGTCGACGCCTTCAAGCGCATGGAGCTCAACGTCGACGAGTGCGACGAAGAGGTCAGGGAACTCTACTCCACCTTCGTGCGGCTGAACGAGGCTGCTGACGACGCCAAGCTGGAGGCCGTGTTCGCATCTGCCGCGAATGCAGCCCAGAGCTACCAAGACCAGCTCGACGCCATCCCGCGCACGCTCGAAGGATTGGGCGACGCGATGAAGTCCAAGGACCAGGCAGCGTTCATGCAGGGCATCAACATGGTGTCCAACTGGGCCGAGCGCGCGGGCAGGCAAATAATCGAGAACGCCAATGAGATAGACACGGCCTACCGCAACATGCGTAAGACCGTCGACGGCACCGAGGAGCAGTTCCAGAAGCTTTACGACTCCGCCATCGAGTTCTCCAAGACCCACGTCACCAGCGCCGACGAGCTGCTACAGATGGAGGCGCTCGGAGGCCAGGTCGGCATCGCGACCGACGAGCTGGAGCGATTCGCTGAGACGGCGTCGAACCTGACGATAGCCAGTGACATTGATGCCGAGCAGGCCGCGCTTTCCCTCGGCCAGATGAAGAACGTGTTGGACCTCGACATCGACGGCATCGAGCGCTTCTCTGACTCGCTGGTCCGCCTCGGCAACAAGATGCCTGCGACCGAGTCCTCCATCATGAGCGTCGCCCAGCGCATCGGCTCCGTGGCGACCATCTCTGGCATGAGCGCGCCTGACATCCTCGCCTGGTCCGCCGCCATCGCCTCCACTGGACAGAGGTCCGAATCCGCAGGCACGGCGATTAGCAAGACCATTACCGAAATCCAATCAGCCGTCGAGGGCGGTGGCAAGAAGCTCAGCAAGTTCGCCTCCGTCGCGGGCCAGAGCGCGGAGCAGTTCGCCGCGTCTTGGAAGGAGAACCCGACCACGGCGCTGAAGGAGTTCATCGACGGCCTCGCCGGCCTCGACGACGCGGCCATCACCGAGCTTGAGAACCTTGGCATCACGGGCGTCCGCCAGAAGCAGGCGCTCTTGGGCTTGGCCCAGACCGTCGAGAACCTCGACAAGGCCCTGACCGAGTCGCAAAGCGCGTGGACCATCGGCGGGGACGCCATGGAGGAGGCGCGCAGGAAGTCGGAAGGCTTCTCGGGCGCGCTCCAGATGCTCAAGAACAACCTCGCCGCCATCTGGGCTGAGATGGCAGAGGGCCTCGACGGCCCGCTGAACCTCATCGCGCAGATGCTCGGCACCATCGCGGGCGTGCTGAACGTCCTTCCGACGCCGCTGAAGATGATCCTCTCGACAGTTGTAGCAGCAGGGACATCGCTCGGCGTCGTGGTGAACGTGCTCAAGGTCCTGTCGCCGATGGGCGTCTCGCTCACGGCGAT